AAAGAACACTCATGATAGCGCCACAACCTCTAGCGACTCCACCATTTTTTAAACCTTGTTTTTTTAATCTTGCAGTTGCTTCCATTAATCCACCACCTGCTCTATTTGTTCTACCTAATTCTCTTGGACTCCTTGTTCTACCTACTTCTCTTGGACTCCTTGTTCGTTCTTGATTAATTTGATCAATAGTTTTAAGTTTTTTTCCCATTTGAAACCCTTGACCTTTTGATATATTTCTAAAAGTAATACTTCTTTTTATTTTAGGTTGTCTTACACCTTTTTCAGAGGTTCCGTCTGAATAACCAATACGACCACCCATTGCTTTAGATGGTTTAGGTCCTCTAAAATCTTTTCTCTTTACACCAGATGGATCTTTAATTTTACCCGCACATATTTTGCTAGCGTATGCATTCGCGTATGCACTGGGATATACCTTAAATTTTCTTTTAGCTGCTGCTTTACCTCTAGGACATAGTTTAGTCATAATTAAGCCTTTGCTGTTTGTTTTGCTCTTTTAAAGTCAGATGCTTTTGGTGCACCCTTTGCACCTTTCTTTCGCATCTTACCACCACGTTTTCTTTTAGCATGTATGTTTGCGTATAAACCTTTTCCAGCCATTAAATTACCTTTTTCTTTTTATTTTTCATTTTAGCACCTGCAATTTTATCTGCGTAAGTTGGATTAGGGTTTTTATCTATTCCTGCTTTTACTGATAACATTCCAAAAGATGTTTTACCGACAGGTTTTTTACTTCCTTTTTTAAAACCAACTCTACCACCTTTTTTCTTAAGTTCTTTTTGTTTAGTAAAATTTGGACTGTACACAGGTTTTGAGTGTTGAAAAAATTTTTGTTTAACAGCTTGTTTAGTATCTACTAACTTTTCTCTTTCTTTTATAGCTTTTTTACCTTCTGCTATTTTTTTTTGAGCGTCTTCAAATTTTTTTATTCTCTTAAGAGATTCATTTGTCTTAACGGATCTATATCTATCTTTTATAGTTTTACCAAAGACTTTCTGTTCTTTAGGTGTGCCTTTTAAAACACCCTTTTGCATCATCTTAGTTCCAACAATAGTCCCTTGTTTATCTTTTACGAAAGGACTTTTATCCGTTTTTTTAAAAATTCCTTGAGCTACTTTTTTAAGAAATCCTACAGCCATTATTTTTTTCCTCCATTTCTAAAAATTTGTGTTCCTTTTATACCATAAATACTAGCGACAACCAAGATCCAAAGATTGGTAAACCATGAAGGGAGCTGCGAAAACATTTCGAAGAATAATTTTACCTTGTCCATCGCACTTGGATCATCCGATATGACTGCCCATGCGAGCACCACTACGGGCAAACTAAGAATTATCAAAACTGCCTCGTCTTTCCAATCTGACTGACGTGCTTCTAGCAATTTACCCTGGTATTGCTCCTCACCACGGGCCATTTTTTCTGCATGCATTAATTGTGCATCAGACATTGCCATCTTCGTTCTCTGCTTGTTAGCGTAAATCTTGCTTCCAGCAGAAACGGCTAATTTAATCGCCGATAACCACATAATTAGTACGCTTTAGAGTTTCTTTTTTTCTCTGCTAACATTCTTTTCTGACCACCTACTGGCATTTCAGGTTTTCCTGTAGCAATTAAGTTAAAAGCTCCATCTGCAGTTGTTTTAGATCTAGGATCTACTTCAACACTTTGCTCTGCAACCTTAACTTCTTTTATTTTATCAAGTTTTTGCATTTTTGCTCCTTTTTTTCTTCTTCTCAACACCTTTTATTACGCCTTTGTTTTTAGAAGCGTAAAAAACTGTTTCGCCACGTTTTTTTCCGTATTGTTTTTTCATGGACTTCATGATTTTACGGCCTTTTTCGTTTAGTGGCATTAATCTTCGACCTGTATAGCAGTTATACCTGGTTTATCAGCCTTTGCAAGCGATACTCCAGCTCTTAATTTAGCTAATTTTTCGTTTTGATCCATTTTTTCATCAACAATGTCTCTTGCTTGCATTAGTTTTGCTCTATCAAGCTCTGCTTTTTTCTGATCTGCCTCTTTTTTACGTTCATTTTCCATTGCACGTAAGTCAACTTCTCTTGCTTTTAGTTTTAAAAGAGGATCAGAATCAAATTGTGATGTAATTTTCTTCTCTTCCATCATAAATTCTTGTGTCATCTCTGCAATCAACACTGCTTTTCTAGATTCTATCTGTTGAGTAATCATTTGTAGTTGTTGTGCAGATTGTGGATTAACCGGAGCTTGTTGTTGTAACAATTGTAGCTGTGCTAATTGTTCTCTAAACTCTAATTGTACTTGCTCTTGTGCCATTAAACTTATGTGTTCAAGAATATTTTTTTGTATTGCAGCCATTACCACAGGATTATTTCTAACCATGTTTGTTGACATAAAATTTAAGTGTGCAGTTATGTGTGCTCTATGATCTTGACCAGGAAAAGCTTGAAAAGGTTTACCTGCAAGAGCCATAATGTGCTCCATACTTGGATCCATGGGTGCTACAGGTCTTGGTGGTGGTAGAACTTGATCAATATTTTTTATACCAATCGCTTCATACATACCTCTGTATGCAGAATATAAATTGTGTATCTGTGGATTTGATGTAGCTAATTGTAATTGAGTTTGTGCAAGTGTAATTCTTTGTGACATAGAAAAAATATTTGGATCTGCTACTGGTAGAATATCTACTCTTGCGTCAAAGTCTGATTGTTTAATTAATCTAGATGCACCTACAACATCATATGGATATTCTGGTGGTAAATATGTTGAGATTACAGCTGATAATAGTTTAAATTCTTTTTTCATAGAACCATACAATCTTTTGTGAATAGCAGACATAACTTTAGATCCTCTTTCAAGTAGAGCAATCGTTGTTCCTACAGCTGCATTTTGTGTTCCTTCACCTGTTTGTAATTCTGATATTGCAGCAAATCTTTGACCTGCTTGCACAACAATGCCCATTAAAGATAACAATGTTGCTGATGGCTCTTTGTATGGTAAAGGAAAGAAAGCTTCTCGTAAATTACCACCTGGTGCATCTACATCTTTAAATTCACCTGGTTGTATTGGTGATGCTTCATCTCTAACTCTTACACCTCTTTGTTTAAATCCTGCAGGTAAATTAGATAATGTTCCTGCATCTAATAATTGGCGGAGAGCGACCGTTGCAGTTCTACTCAATCCGCCAATCATGTGTATCAATCCAAATCCGTAGAATCCTAGTCCTGGCAGAAATTTAAAGTGGACAAAATATTGGACTCTTTGTTTTTTTGGATCGTTGGGCGCATAGTTCCTTCTTATAGAAAGAACTGTTCCACTACCTTCTTCGATTGTTACGATATAAGGTAGCTTGATACCAGATGGTTCCCCATCTGCACCAATATCTTCAAAGCCTTCTAAATCTAAATCAACATGACATTCAAGAAGAGTATATACTGTTTGTTGTTTTCCAGATTTTTTAGTGCCTTCTAATTCTTTTTCTTTTTTAGAAACATCATCGTTTGTTGACATAGCTGGTGGACCTAAATCTATATCTACATAAAATCCAGCTACTTGTTGTTTTCGTAAATCATTTTCAGAAATTTTTATAACATGAATAATAGACTCTGCTTCATCTAAACTATTTGCTGTGTATGGTACAATTAAATCATCTGCAGGAATAAATTTAGAAACAGCTCTACCCATCATTGAATCATAGTAAACTTTTTTAAATGTAGAACCTGCTAGTGGTAAATGAAATAACATTGAATCAAACTCTGGTTCGTATTCTTTCATCTGATCCATAATTTGATAATTCATAAAATCTTTTACACGATTTGCTTGTGCCTCTTTTTGTGGTGTAGGGTTACCAAGTATCTGTGTTCTAACTGGTCCATCTGCTGGTAATAATTCTTTATAAGCTGTAGCTTGGAATTGTGTTACAGCTTCTGCTAGTACAGGGTGTGTTGCACCAGAAGCTCCTTGAAACGGTTCTGTTCTGTTTTCGTATTTAAATCCTAAAAGATCTAAACCATCTGTGTAAGATTTTTCCCAATCTTTTCTAGACATTTTATAATCTTGATAATTAGTTTTCATCTCGTTGCCGAGTGGTTCTAAAACATCATCAGGTAAAATATCTGCTAAATTATCAAAGTGTGCTTCTGTTCCAGGAATATTAATTGCACCTGGTTCAAAGTTGATAGTAGCCCCACCGTCTTCTTCGGGTGTTACTTCAACGGGTTTCTGTTCAACAATTTCTTCTTTAACTTCTACATCCTCGCCCGGAACTTTGACCTCGGTACGAGTGTTAGGAAGTCCTTTATCTATATCTGCCATTTAAACTCCTACGATCTTCTACCACGTTTAATTAAATAATCCAAGCCCTGTGGCGTAGGTCCTGATTCTGGTGGTGGCCCTGATTTTTTACCAATTAAACCACCTGCCGCTGCTCCTTCTCCAGCTATCCCACCTAAATCTTCATACTCTTGAGCTAAAAAAATATCTTTTTGTGTTGGTGTCATAGAGTCTAATAATTGTTTTCGTTTATAAAGTGCTTTTCCAGTTTGAAATATTCCTTCTCCAACCAATGATGCAATACCAATGGGTGATGCTATTCTTGCTGCACGCATAGCCAACTTTGGTGTTAGACCTAAATTAAATATTCTTTGTGCAGCTCCCATCTTTGCAGATTGTTTTACAAGTGCTGGTGCAGCAATTGCCTCTGCTGCAAGAGTTGCTCTATCAATTCCAGAAGTTGGATCTATACCAAGACCTGCAGTTAGCACTGCGGTGCCTAGTGGTGTTGGTATACTTTTAAAAGCTTCTCCTAAAATACCTGGGCTAAAAAAAGGGTTTGCACTTACTTGGTTAAATCCTGATATAGGTCTTTTTGCTTTTAAACCTCTTTCCAACATTTCTCTATTACCTGTATAACCTGCAATACCTATTTTATCATCTACAAGTTCTGGTAAATAAGAATTTGCATAATCAATAAATTTTCCTGTGGCACTACCTGGCTGTTTATATCCAAGACCTTTTGTTTTAAAAATACCTTCAGGGACTTGTGGTTGCAATGTAATTTTTAATTCATTTGCTTTTTCAATAATATTTTTAACTTTAGGATTATTTGGATCAGGATTTTTTTCTATAAATTTTTCAGCCATATTTTTAAAACCACCTGATCTATTAAAGGGAGCTAAAATAGGATTTCTGTTATATGGAAAATCTTTCATTGCACCTTTTTTACGAATATCTCTTTGGTGTTCTATTTCAAATAATCCTCTTTTTTCTATTTCATATAAAGTTGGCTTAGATTTAATAATGTTTCCATCACCATCAACTGTTGTTGATAGTTTATCCATTAAATCAGTATTATCTGTAATTAATTTTGGATTAGCTTTTATTTTATCATTAAGTTGTCGTGTAATTAAAGATTGTTCAAAGTTTAAAAGTTTTTCACTTTGAGTTAAGGATCCTTTATCACCTAATTTTTGTGCTCTTCTTTTTCTTCTACCCTCAGCTTTTTTAGCCATCTCTCTTTGTTTTCTTTCTGAGTCTGCTTCAATAGCAGCTTTCATTTTAATTCCTTTCCTTCTATTTTTGTTTTTGCCAAATTTACTTTCAAAACCTTCAATAGTATTTTTTGCTTCTGCTCTTGCTCTTCTTTGTTGAGGAGACATACCTGTTCCTACATTTGCTTTTACATATTTAGGTTTATAATCAGGATCATTAGCCATACCTTTATAATCTTCAAAATATTGTTCAAAAGTTATTTTATCTACTTTTCCAAGACGAATTCTTTTTCTAAGATCAGTTCTTTGAGTTATAGATAAATCTTTCATAGGTTTACCGTATTGAATATTTGCTATTTTATCTTCTTCTGCTGTTATGGGTAAACGTGGCCCTTTTGGTGATCCACCATTTTTTAATTTAACGTATCCACCACGTTGATATTTAGGGCGCATAAGATACGCCATCATTTGTTTGTATTCTGCTATTCTCATTATTCTCCCAGCATGTAAGCTAGACCACCACCTGCTCTTTTAATTTTAGATGGTTTAATTTCTTCTAAAATTTCTTTAACAACACTATCATCTATCTCGTCAATATCATCAAACTCTCCATCTCGATTTGCTACCGCTCTACCTTCTTCGTATTCATCAGCAGTTGTGAAAGCTGTTCGAGAATCAGGGTCTACGTCTGGTTGACCTTTTTTATATTCCATAATTGTTCTATC